AAATGCGAGCGATAGACCTCGAATCTCGCCGCACATACCACGATACTCTGCATAATCTTTCGCAGCCCCCTCATACATTGCCTTAGCAATATAAAGACGGCGTTCCTCGATATCCTTGAGGATCAGGTTGAAATACTTTTCCATTACTGATTCTGCTTACGTTGTTGCGCCAGTTGCTTGACCATGTCGGCTCGAATCTTTTGTTGCGCTTGGTTGCTCTGAGCGTTAAGTTTGGCGTTGTTTTGTTGAGCCTGATTCTGCAAACGAGCGGCTTCTTTCTGAGCGTCAGCCTGTAGGCGTTGTTGCTCAAGCTGAATCTTCTGCTGGGCAATCTGGAAGTCTCGTTGACTGTCTTGCTCCTTGCGCTGAAGCTCTTGGGCGCGGAGCTGAAGCTCTTGCTGTTGCATCTGAAGGGCAGGGTCTTGCATCTGCTGCTGTTGCTGAGCTTGCTGGGCTTTCTGCTGATTAGCTTGCATAAGCTGTTGAGCTGCCTGAGCAACAAGACGAGACAGTTGAATTTCCATTTCTTCTGGCATTTCAACATCAGGAGCCGGGAGCGGAACACCAAGCTGCTCTTCCACTTTGACTCGATAACCAAATGCAACGTGTTGAGCAACGTGGGCCATGATCGCCCCCTGCATCTGCTGCGCCATTGGGTTCTGACCAATCGTTTGCATCACCATCGGGTCCTGCATCATTGCCATGTGGGTAGCAATGTGAGCGTCGTGGTCTTGATAGATAAACGCTTCAGTCGGCTTGCCCATGAGGAAGCTCATGTTCTCCGAGATAGGATCACGCGGCTTTTGATCTTCACTGCCCGGGACAAGCTCTTCGGCATTCCTGATACCAAGAACTTCCAACATCTGCCTGTGGAGCTTTGGCAAGTCGTAAATCTGCGGGGCACCTTGGGCCAATTGAATAGCCGCTTGGTACTGCATGATCCGCTGAGCCATCGTGGCTGAATTGGGATCGCTGACTGGAATTACTTCCACCAAGTCGTAATCAGACTGCTTTGCGCTTCGGTCAGCGCCGGTCGGATCGTAAGTGTATTCAAGCGGAGCAAAGTCCCGAATGATGGCTTTGAGTAGCTTGAACTCCATCCGCAGGCTTGCATGAACCCGAGCCTGCACCGCGCTCATCGTCTTCAGGGTCCGCTCAAGCAGGGCCAAGGTCGTTCCAACAGGAGCTTGACCGCTCATGTCGCTGATCTTCATATCAGCAATTGCACCCAGCCTGCGGCCTTCTTCCGTGATCTGATTAAGAAGAGCAAGCAGCGTTTGGCTAGGCTCCTTGTACGGGAGCGGCATGATGTTGTCCCGCACCGTACCGGAAGGAACGTCTACGTCGCGGAATTCACCCGGAGCAATAGGAGTGTCATCACCCTTGATCCGCAGACCACGCGACTTCAGGCCACCCGGCAGATTACTCAGAGAACCGGCGTCAACAAGCTGACGGATCAAGCTCGTACCAGCGCGGGCATAACCACCGATCAGGTGGATCAGACCAAGGCCATAAGCCCCAAAGCCGGGGATGTACGTGTACTGAACGAAGTGTTGGCGCTTTTGTTTACGCTTGTCGTCTTCTTCCCAGTTCCGCCTAACAGCCAGCACGTTTTGCGTACCACGCTCGATGGTGACAACGTAAGGGAGGGCAATCCCGTCTTTGTCTTCAAATCCGGGTAAGTCATAGTCAACGTGAACCTCAAGGAACTGGAAACGGTCATCATCAGTAAGCGAATAGCCTTGCTCTTCGGCCTTCTTTTTCTCAACGTCGGTAAAGATATGCACCGGATCGCCAAGGTCGATATCCCGGTAGAAGCCCGCAACCTGCAACTTCTTGACCTCGTTCGGCGTCTTCCGCATCACATGGGTGACGCGCTCGGCGTTATAGATATTAGAGGCCCCGTAAGGCATAACAATATCTTCAGCAGGCAGGAAGATCGCAACCTGCCGACCCATCGCCGGGTCGTAATAGACCTTCTTGAACGCGGCACCAGTCAAACCCAACGAGTACAGCATCCGCTCATGCTCTGGGCGGTACTCAATCATCTCGTCGGTCAGCTTGTAGTTCATGTCGTCCTTGACACGTTCCGCAGCCTCTTCCTTCATCTTATCCACAGCACCCATGATCTGGGTCTTCACCGGGCCAGCAGCCGGGAATGTCTCCGTGATCATCTCCGCTTGGAAGCGCACAGCAGCTTCCGTCAGCAGGGTGGAATAGACGCCACACGCACCAGACCAAGGCTCGGTGCGCTCCTCATACTTCATCCCAAGGACTTCCAAGCCCTTGACAAAAGAATCCACCCAATCTTTGCGGCTATTAATGTCAGCGTCAACAAGATCAATAAGGTCTGAAGCAAGGCTCTGAAGGGCAGAGTCATCCATGAACTCCGCAAGATTCGCATCAAAGGTTTCTTCATCCATTTCCGGCATCAGGTCAATAACAACACCGTCAATGCCAATCTCCACATCATCCGGGTTCTCAATTGCAATCTCAATGTCGGGGCCGCCAACGTCCATCTCAGGGTCGTAGGGAAGCGCAGCTTTATCCATGTTGGTACTCATTTACATCACCTTATAAGTGCAGTGTTTGCGCGCATTATCTGCGCCGGGAATTACTTGAAGGTTGTTTGGAACATGCAAACCAGACACCTTTTTCCCCTGCAGCGGGATAATGTGATCTACGTGCCATGCAAAGCCAAACATTTTTGTTCTAAGGGCAGCAAGCGCATAAGCCTGTTCAATTATCCACTTGTCTTCTTCTGCCAACCATTGCGGAGTTCTGTTTATCAATGCAGCTCTGCGGCGAGCTTCTTTGCTGTTCTTTTTGTGCGAATTATTTTTTGCCCATTGTTGAATGCGGACGCGCTCAGTTGCAAAGTTTTTTTGTCTCCACCGCAAATGATTTTTTCGCAGAGTATTTCTGTTGGCCTGAGCATAGTTGCTCAAACAAGCTATGCAGCTACCATTTGACGTTTGCCGTTCACAGACGTGCCCCATTTTGCAGGCACCACCTGTAAAGTAGCGTTTCAAGCCCGATTGTTTTGCTGCTTTACGAGATATGACGTTCATTGTGCATTAATAGTAAGCGTGTCTTTGCTTGAACCGTGCAGGTTCTTCAGGCTCATCGGTCTGCAAGCGGATGAATCCGCCCTGCCTGAACCTAATAAGAGCTTGTACGGACGAGTCAGTCAAGTCATCGTGGTCGCCATTTGGAAAAGCAGCCATGTTTTCGACCACTTCTCTCGCCCATCGTGTGTCTGGAGCCCATACTTTACCCGACCTGAACAGGTCAGATACCGAATTTATCCGCACAAACTTGTCGTTACCCCGGCTTGGGGTGTATTCACTCACCACAATACCCATCTGCCTCAGCTCATAGATCAAAGGAGCGCCAGCCGCTTTAGCTTCGACCACAAAAGCATCAGGTTCCCACTCTTTATAGTGGGCATAAGCCTTCTCTTTTAGCTCCGGAAACTCCATTCGCTTCTGCAAAGCGTCAAGGAGGATGATATTTACGTCCTTTTCGTCCTCATCCAGATGAAAAACGCCCCAAGTCGTGCAAGCTGAGTAGTCACTGCGCTCACTTTTTGTAAAAGCAGTGTCCCAGGACTGAATAATGAACTGGCAATTGGGCGGAACCTCTTTTTCCCACACCCGCCACCAATCTCTTTTGACAATTGCGCCTTCTTCGCCCGTGGGATTTTGCTGATACTGGGCATTCCACTTCGCCGGAGGCAGTTCTTCCTGCAAAGCGTGCAATTCCTCCAGGCTCCAGAACTCAGGCCACAAAGATTTACCAGAAGGCATGATTGCCGGTAACTCTATGACCTCCCACTCGTTGTCTTTTCCTCTTTCAGCCGCGTCTTTCAAGACTCGACCGATCAAATCCTTCTGCCCCCAGCGCGTAGCGATGATCACAATCGATCCGTTCGGCTGAAGTCGCTGTCTCGGGCCGGATGTGTACCACTCATACGTCTTGTCGTAGATAGAAGCGTCATAAGCCGCTAAAGCCGCTTCGCCTTCCGTATGCGGATCGTCAATGATGCACAGGTCAGCGCCTCGACCAGTCATCGTTCCGCCCACACCGATAGCAAAGTACTCACCGTTCTTGTTCGTCGCCCACCGACCGGCTGCTTTGGAGTCTTGTCTCAAGTTCACGCCAGGAAATACACCTTGGTACTCCTCGCTCATGACCAAGTTTCTAACCTTACGGCCAAAGCCAACAGCCAGCTCTCCGGTGTTAGACGCTTGCATCACCTTTTTACCCGGGTACTTTCCCAAGAACCAGCTTGGAAACAAGTAAGACCCCATCTCAGACTTCGAGTGCCTAGGCGGCAGGCAAATAATTAGCCGCTTTAGCTTCCCCTCGGCTATCTCTTCAAACTTCTTCGCCATCAACGCATGGTGTCTGCCGTGAATAAACCCCGGCCACATCTTCTTCACGTAGCTCATGAAGCTCGTCTGACACTTCTCCCTATCAAGAGCGTCCTTGTACTCAGCCACCTGAGCCAACAACTTCTCCTGATCCCCAGGACTCAAGCTCGCAACAAGTTCGTCGATCTTCATTCCATGTTCTTGAAGTTAACGTACACAGGCCGGATAGACCTCGCCATCCCCTTCACCTTCTTCACAGCCCCCAACTTAACCAACCTGTTCACAATCTTGTGCGTGTTTCCAATGCCCATCTTTCCCCGTACATAGGCAATGTCCTTGATGCTCGGGCTGTACCCAAACTTCTTCCAGAACTCATCTATAACCAGAACCACTTCCTTTTGCGTAGGCGTCATGCCCATCTCCATCACTTCTTCAAACGAACTGTACACCCGCCTTAAGTCACTTTGCTGAACCTTACTTTGCCAATTCTTCATATAAATCAACGACTTAGCGCAGCTTTGTAAAGTATCACTTGTAAGTTGGTAACAATTCCAGTCGCCCAAAATGGAAAAATTTTTGCGAAATATTTCCACCGAAATTACGCGGAAGAGGTAGTGGGGGGGTCTTCCCAAATGGACGGGGTGGGTGATTGTTCGGGTGGAATAGTATGTATATCGACGCGGGACTCCGCCTCCTCAGCTTGGGGGGTGGCGGGTGGGTGGGTGTCCGTTCCCGCCAGTTCCGCCATCAGCTCCCCTGCCTGCAGTTCTAGGGTAGTTGCGTCCTCTACCTGTCCGCTCATCATCTGGCGCAGCTCTCCCATAATCCTGGCCCGGGTATCGGCGCTGCTGGTGATGGTTCGCACTTCCTTCCGCTCGGTGAATGCCGCCACTTCGGTGACGGTCCCCAACACTTTCGCTGCTGCAACGCGAACACTCTGCTTTGCGTCGGGGTCGATCACCACTGACACCAGGGATTGAATGACTAGATCCCTCAGCGCAGCCGGTGTTCGATGTTTCGCAGCCTCAACCGCCAAGCTGTAGGCCTGGATCTCAGCGGCGATGCGAGGGTCGGCCGCCAGCCTGTACGGTTCCCCGCACAATGTGGCCTGGGTGGCATTGGGTTTGTAGCTCTCTCGGTACGCTTGGGCTTTGCTTGCGCCCTTTGCTACGTTCATTGCAAATGCTCTCTGCTTTGGGGTAAGTGCCTTGCTTACCTTAGCGCCGAGGATTTCGGAAACGGGCAAGGTATCTAGTCCATCCTCTATCTGTTTCCTGGTCAACTTCTTAGGTGTCATTGTTCAACCCTTGCTGTATGTCCTACTGTGATTGCATACAGTCTAGGGGAATCTGTGGGGGAAGTGCAAGAGGGACCGCTGTTCGCTCCGCTCACTGCCGCCGCCGCGATCTGTCGGGGTGGTAACGTTTCCAGTCACCCCTGACAATTTTCGTCATGTTGCACCGCCGCAAAGTGACGCGGATTGTCACTTTTCAGGGGGTAAGCTGTTGATAAGTGGTTGGCACGGTCGCTGCTATTGTGTGTGTGGGCCTAGGCCCGCTGACACCAACCACGAGGAAACGCAATGAAAACTCAAGTCACTTTCGATTACGAAGACTTCAACACTTCCACCCGCCGCGACACGGATACGCGCAAGCATGGGATCGCTGAAGTGCGCGAGGATTCTGCCGGGGGCTTCTATATCTACGGCGACATGGGGTGCGGCAAGACTCGAAACAACGTTAGCGAGGCCCTCACCGCATATCTAGGCGGTCGCAGACTGCTGGCGCATCGCATTTACGATTAAACACCCCGCCCCCTGCGGGGGGCTTCTCTCCCTCCTACAGAAAGCACACAATGGACAATATCGGCCAAATGCCAAATGCTTATCTCTGCGCTCTGGACACTCTGGGCAATGGGGGTGACCGCTGCGCTGCGCGCCTATCCGGCCTAATCGATCACTTCGAGCGGGCCACCGGACTGCAAGATACCCCAGAGATGGCGCGCCATCTGCAGGACTGGAGAGATGCAACCCACAGAATCGCCAGCCGCCGCTACTACGATTTCACCGCGTGACACTCACCTATAGGCCATGCCGTGGCCTATGGGGGATTGTTCCCGCAACTAAGGAAAGCACCATGACACACACTCCCGGACCCTGGCAAATCGATCCCGCCTACGATCACCGCGTTATTTTGCTAAACGACCGAAACGGTAACGCTGTCGGCGAACTGGTCTATGCGGACACTCGCAATCCTGCGGACGCACGCCTAATCGCCGCCGCGCCAGACCTGCTAGCAGCACTGCGTCAGGCCGATGCATGGGTTGCCATGTATCACGATGAACCCGGACACGATGCCGCCTCGCGCTGCATGACGGACGTTATCCGCGCCGCCATTGCCCGCGCCACTGGTTAAAAGATCAGTGCCCGGTCAGG